ATAATGATGTCAAATTACCCCCCCCGCCAAAGATTTTGCTAGGGTGTGTTTATGTATAATCCGACGCACACGCTTAACCCCCCGCCACCCCCCTTGCCTTACTACGCAGGCTTAATGTAAAATTTTAAAAAAAACTGGAGTTAATTTAATGGCAGGCAGGGCTTTACGGCGCAGGATTTTAGGTGAGATTAAGAGTAAGGGCGGCGCTGATTTTTTGTTTGAGGAGGTTGCTTCTGGCAAGACGATGACGAAGCTTGCGGAGGAGTATGGGTGTAGTCGCGCGTATTTTAGCACGTCTGTTAATCAGATTCCTGAGTATGCTTCTGCGCTGGCCAAGGCGAAGCGTGAGTCTGCCGACGCGTTGGTTGAGGAGGGCTTGGGCATGGTTGACGCGTTGGATGGCAGTAGCACAACGTCGGAGATTGCCGCCACGCGTGAGAAGGTGCAGTGGCGTAAGTTTATGGCGGGTTCTTACAATCAGGATAGGTATGGCAATCGCCCGCAGACTAATGTGACGATTTCTGTAGCTGATATGCATTTAGATGCGCTGCGCAAGGTTAACTCTGAGATTGCCGCGATTGATGCGGAGGATAAGCAGCGCGAGGCCAATGCGATTGATGTTGAGTATGAGGAGTTGTCCAGTGAGTGAAGATAATCCTTTTATTGAGTTTGTGTCGCGTTACCGTGACGATCCTGTTTTATTTGTTAAGGAGGTTTTGGGTGCAGATCCTCTGCCGTATCAGGCGGAGTTTCTGAATGCTATTGCGAATAACGAGCGTAAGATTAGTGTGCGTTCCGGCCACGGTACGGGTAAGTCTACGTCTGCAAGTTGGGCTATGCTTTGGTTTTTGATGTTGCGTTTTCCGAATAAGGTTGTGGTTACGGCGCCGACGAGTGGTCAGTTGTTTGACGCACTTTTTGCGGAGTTAAAGCGTTGGATTAATGAGTTGCCGGAGCAGTTGGGTTCTATGTTGGTTGTTAAGTCTGATCGCATTGAGTTGTCTTCGGCTCCCAGCGAGGCGTTTATTTCGGCTAGGACGAGTAGGGCGGAAACGCCGGAGGCTTTGGCTGGTGTGCATTCTGAGAATGTTTTGTTAGTTGTTGACGAGGCTTCCGGTGTGCCTGAGAAGGTTTTTGAGGCTGCTGCGGGTTCTATGTCGGGTCACTCCGCCACGACGATCCTACTGTCTAACCCGACGCGTTCTAGTGGTACGTTTTACGAGAGCCAGACGCGCATGGCGAATAGTTGGTGGACGCGGCGTTGGTCTTGCGTGGAAAGCCCCCTCGTATCTGATGATTTTGTTGATGAGATGCGCGCGCGGTATGGCGAGGATTCCAACGCATTTCGTGTGCGTGTTTTGGGTGAATTTCCGCTGGCCGATGATGATACTATTATTCCGTTTCATTTGGTTGAGAGTGCAATACGGCGTGACATTGAGGTGACGCCGGATGAGAAGCCCATCTGGGGTTTGGACGTTGCACGGTTTGGCACCGATCAAACTGCGTTGTGCAAGCGGTATGGGAATGTGGTGACGGATATTAATTCGTGGCAGGGGTTGGATTTGATGCAGACTGTTGGCCGCGTCATGGCTGAGTATAATGGTTTGCCGCCCAGCGCGCAGCCGAAGGAAATTTTAGTTGATAGTATTGGTCTTGGTGGTGGGGTTGTCGATCGCCTGCGTGAGTTGGGTGCGCCCGTGAGGGGCGTGAATGTTAGTGAGTCTCCGTCTATGGGTGACACGTATATGAATTTGAGGTCTGAGCTTTGGTTTAAGACGAAGGGTTGGTTGGAGGATAGATCTTGTAAGTTGCCGGACAGTGATCAGCTTGTGGCTGAATTGACTGCCATACGGTATTCGTTTACTTCTTCTGGTAAGATGAAGGCTGAGAGTAAGGATGAGATGCGCAGGCGTGGATTGAAATCTCCTGACTTAGCTGATGCCTTGTGTTTGACTATGGCGTCGGATGCGACAACGGCTCTTTCCGGTGCAATATCGAGTTGGAAACAGTCTATTAAAAGAAACCTACGTGGCATTGCCTAATAAAATATGTTAGGGTGCGGCAGTATGAGGAGAAGTTAAATGATGAAACCACTGAAGGGTTGCCCCACGCCGGAAGCTTGCAAGCGGGCCGGAACTTGTTTGATGCGGAAGTTTGGTAAGTAATTTATGGTTGGATTATTAGATCCTAGTAATGCCGCTGGTTATGCGGCGGAAGCCAAACGTCTTGCTGTTAATGTGCCGAACGTCACACCTATGGATGCGGCCCGCTTTGTAGCGGAAGCCACGCCGATTATTGGTGACGCAATGGCTGCGAAACAGGTCTGGGATGAGGCTACGTCAGTAAACCCGAATTGGGCTTTAGTCGGCTTGTTGGGTGGGGCCACTGTGTTGGGATTATTTCCTTTTATTGGTGATGCTGCTGCGAATGCTGTTAGGTCTGGTGCGCGAGGGTTACTTGATACGGCCAAGCGTGTTGAGGTTGGGCCAAATTCTATGGGGTCTTTGTTGGGTGATGTGCGTTTGAAGCCGAAGGTTGATGCGTCACCAAAAATAAAAGCATATCATGGAAGCCCCCATAATTTTGATAAATTTAGTATGGATGCAATTGGAACTGGCCAAGGCGCGCAGGCTTATGGTCATGGTCTTTATTTTGGTGAAACTGAAGATGTGGCAAAGATGTATCGTGACCAATTATCTGGCGGTATTTCTGCGGCATCTCGCAGAACGCTTGAGGCCGTTGATGGGGATGTCGATAAAGCAATACTGGAAACCCAGAAAAAGCTAGATAAGCTTTTAGAGCGAAATGCCGATGGAAACTTTGCTGGCGCAGAGCGTAGATTTAACGCGCAAAAACAAATTCAAGAAGATAAGATAAATCAATTAATTGCTTATAAAGATACGGGTTCGTTTAATGAGGGTCATTTGTATGAGGTTGATATTAATGCAAGCCCAGATGATTTTATTGATTATGACGCTCCATTAAGTGAGCAAACTGGCAAAGTGGCTAAATACATTTCTGATTATGAGGCTCTTACTGGTCAGCCTATATTAGATGCATTGCCTCAAAAAACAAATACTGGCAAAGATTTAATGTTGAAGCTTGGCGGTAAGGAACTTCAAGCTGGCGCTTCAAACCCCTCTGCTGCAATGTCGGATTATTTAAGTAGAGAGGGCATTGCTGGTGTAAAGTACCTTGACGCAGACAGTCGGGCTGTTGGCCAAGGCTCGCGTAATTATGTTGTTTTTGACGACAGGTTAATAAACATTGTGAAGAGGTATGGGATTGCTGGCGCTGCAACTATGCTTGGCGTTACCGCTATGGACGTAGAACAAGCTATGGCTCAAGGCATGCAGCAGCCTAGCGGCTTACTGGCCTTACAAGAAATGCAAAAACGTGCTAATGAAAAGCAATACACGCGAGGATTATTAGAGTAATGGCAATTACAACATACGCAGAATTAAAGTCGAGCATAGCTGACTTTCTCAACCGTGACGATCTAAGTACGATTGCTGCTGATTTTATTACATTGGCCGAATCTGACATACAAAGGTTTGTCCGGCACTGGCGTCAGGAGAAGCGCAGCAACGCTCAGATTGATACGCAGTATAGTGCAATCCCTGCTGATTTTCTTGAGGACATTAGGTTTTACATTACGTCTAATGACACCAGCCCGCTTGAGAAGATGAGCCAATCCGAAATTTTGCAGAGAAAGTTTGAGACGGCAAATACTTCTGGTCGGCCAGCTTACTATGCTTTGACTGCTGGCGAGATAGAAGTTTATCCTGTCCCCGACAGTACATACACTGCTGAGTTATATTACTACGCGCGCGTCCCAGAATTGAGTGATACTAATACATCAAATTGGCTGTTGCAGTATTTCCCAGACGCTTATTTATATGGCGCCTTAATGCATTCTGCGCCATACCTGAAGGAAGATGCACGAATACAAACGTGGGCGGCTTTGTATAAAAATGCAATTGATGCTATAAACGCCTCAAGTGACGCAGCAAAATATGGCGGATCAGGCCGTCGTATGAAAATAAGGGCATATTAAAATGAGTTTTTCCAATACTTTTGAAACTACAGTATTAACTTGGGTTTTTACTACTGGCAGTGCGACACGGCCAACTGCTTGGCATATCGCGCTTTACACTGCGGCTCCGTCTGACACTGGCGGCGGTACGGAAGTTTCCGGCGGTGGTTACGGGCGTCAGGCTGTAGCGTTTGCTATTTCCGGCAATACTGCGTCAAACAACGCGGCGATTGAGTGGGATGTTGCGACTGCTAATTATGGCACAGTTTCGCACGTAGGGGTCTTCGATGCTTCCAGCGGCGGAAATTTAATTGCATACGCTGCTTTGACAACCAGCAAAACTATTTCAACTGGTGACGTGTTTAGGCTTCCATCAGGTGATCTTGATATTACGCTAGACTAATGGCTGAGTATCGCAGCGGATACGGGCAAAGCACATACGGCTCATATAACTTTGGGCTTGATGGTTTTGTCACTGACGGCGCTGGCACAATTATTACGGCCACCACTACGGCGGCTGCGTCTGTACGCGTAAGGCTTACGGCTTCTATAATTGCGACAACCTCCGGCACGACTGCTGCGGGTCTACGTGTTCGTGAGGGTGCAGCCACTTCCGCGTCTACTGCGTCGGTAACTTCTGTCGGCCAGCGCGTCAGGCAGAGCGCGGCAACTTCTGCGGGCGCTGCGTCTGTTTCCGCGAGTGTCGTTAGGGTGCAAAGTGGCGCCAGCGCGATAGCTGGTGTTGCATCTACGAGTGCAGCAATTGAGCGCGTGAGAGATGGCGCAAGTGTAATTGCTGCGTCTGCGTCTACGGCATCCAATGCTAATGTTGTGTTTAGCAGCGGCGCCGTTATCGATACTGCTTTGACTGTGGGCGCGACTTGCAACCTAGTGCAGATTAGTTCGAGTAATATTTCTGTTGCTTCTTCTGTCGTGTGTAACGCGCGTGAGAAGTGGGAAATAGAGTTGGAAACGTCAGAAACGTGGACTGATGTTGATCCCGCGAGTGAAGTATGGCAATATGCATCCAACGCATCAACCGATTGGTCTGTTGCTTCCCCCTAAAATTTAGGTGATTAAATCAAGGCTTACGCCGCATAGGAGATTAAAATGGCTGATACAACGACAACCACATATAGCTTAGTTAAGCCGGAGGTTGGTGCATCTGAGGATACTTGGGGTACTAAGATCAACACTAACCTTGATAATATTGATAATCTTCTCGACGGAACCACTGCGGTTACTGGCATTGATATTAACTCAGGCACGATTGATGGCGCGGTTATCGGTGGTAGCTCTGCGGCGGCAATAAGTGGTACGACGTTAGCGCTTTCTGGCAATGCAGACTTAAATGGTGACTTAGACGTAGACGGTACAACAAACCTAGACGTTGTGGACATTGACGGTGCTGTAAACATGGCAACGACTGCCCTCGTAACAGGCGTCCTGACCACCACGGCTGCGACTGTGTTTAATGGTGGGTTTGCTAGTAATGCTGACTCAACTGTTGGAGGTACTCTTACTGCAACAAAACTTGTATCAGCTAACGGAGTGCTTGAGCTA